TTATACAGATTATAACACTCTTCCAGCATCCCAAAAAAGGATTGTTACTAACAAAGAGTTAGAAGAAGAGCAAAATGAAGAAAGAAGAACCATTAAGTTAGTTGACAAGAGTCTTCTAAGACAAATTCAGGCTGAAACTAAAAATGTGTTCGGATAATTATTATGACGGTAGATTCACCAGATTCAGCCTATAAGGGCAAGTCTTTACAAATTAAATCAGCAGTTATTGTTAACTTCAAGGGCGATATAATTAATATCGAACCTTTCATGACAGGCTTTGCTATTTTCGAAGACCTAATGAAGAAAACTATGACTATGCAAATTGGTATAGTTGATGGTGTAGGTCTTGTCGAAAGACTGCCTATTGTAGGAGATGAAATCTTTATATTACAAGTTTCTTCATCTTCATTCGAAAATGATATAACTGTGCAAATGCCTATCTATGCGGTATATGATAAACAGAAACTTAATGATACAACTACAACATATGTCCTTGATTGTGTTAGTTTTGAATACATGAACTCTTTATCTAGGACTGCTGACAGAGCATACTCAGGATTACCTGTTACTGATATGGTTAGGGATATCTATGAGACGTATTTGAAAAGCGATGAAAACAAGAAACCATTGATTGTTGATCAAAGTGTTGGTAACCATAATTTCATTGCTCCAGAAACTGACCCTTTTGAATTCATAGACTTTCTTGCCCATGAGGCTGTCGCTGGTAATGAATCTGCCAACTATATTTTTTATGAAACTAGGGATAACTTTAACTTTAGAACATTGAATCGTTTGTACAGGCAGGAACCTACTTATACTTTTATTGTTGGTCAGAACAATATCCAAAAAAAGAATACAGATCAAACTCACTTTGATGATAGTAACTTTGTCGAAGGCTACACCATTGTTAGAGAGATGGATACTTTGAATCTTACTCAACGTGGCTATTATGATAATAGCGTACTAGCTATTGATCCAATTCTCAAACGATTTACAGACAGGGCATTTACATATTCTGATAACTTTGATCAAATTGACCATCTAAGTAAGAATAAGTCTATACCAGATAATAGTAGAAAGAATCTTCACTATGGTGCAAGTAGGTCAAAGTATTTTGTTAGTCAGATTACTGATGGCAACTACTATCAAGAGCCTTACTTACAAGATAAAATTACATCAGAAAATGACAAGTCCAGTTACTATGCGTCTAGGAGATGGCTAACTGAAAATAAAAGAATGGCCATTGAGTCTGGTTTAGATTATCTACTTATTGATGTGGACGTTCCTGGTAACCCAGCGGTTAAAGTTGGTGACATTGTCAACTTATTAATTCCTGCAGATACTGTAGAAGAAGAACTGAAGGGTTCTTACAATCCAAAATATGGTGATGAATTCCAAAATGCTAAGTTCTTAGTTCAGCGTATTTGTCATAGATATAACAAAGACTCAAATGAGTTTATCACATCTATGAGACTAAGTAAAGATACTGTGGCTGCAAAGATTAAAGCAGAAAGTGATGAAGTGTAATGCATACTAAAAAAGGTCCAGATCCAGATTCCCAAGATTATACAGGTTACCAGTTTGTATGGTTCTTTGGAGTAGTTGAGGATAGAAACGATCCAATGAAACTTGGACGTGTCAGGGTTAGAGCATTTGGTTGGCATTCTTCAGACTTAGCTAAAGTTCCAACTAATTCATTACCTTGGGCACAAGTTGTGATGCCTCCTACATCTGCTTCTATAAGTGATGTTGGTTCTACACCAAACGGTTTAGTAGAAGGTTCATGGATCTTTGGTTTCTTTATGGATGGGGAGAAGGCTCAGCAGCCAATGGTACTTGGTTCCCTGCATGGTATTCCAACACAAGTGTTTAGAGACTTTGAAGGGTTTAGAGATACTCGTGAAGGGGATGTGGATTACGGTCCATATCCAACTAGATCAAATGAACCGGATACAAACAGACTAGCAAGAAATGATGCTAACAGTGCCCCTTCCTTTCATACACAGAGAGTTGAAAATCGTACAGAGGATGTTGACGTTGCACATGAGAAAACTATTTATTCAGGTTCTGAAGACTTAAACTGGGACGAGCCAGCTAACCCATGGAACTCACAGTATCCGTATAACCATGTTATGCAAACAGAGTCGGGGCATGTTAAAGAGTATGATGATACCCCTGGCAGTAGAAGAATTCACGAACGACATTCTTCAGGTACATTCTATGAAGTGCATGAAAATGGTGACTTACAGCATAGAATAGTAAACGATAGATACACAATTGTAGCTAATAATGACTTTGTTAACATTAAAGGCGATTGCAATATTACTATAAATGGAAACATGAAAGTAAAAGTACTTGGTGATTATGACTTGGAGATTCTTGGCAACAAGAAAGAAACTGTTATGGGTACAGTTGTAGAAACATTTGCTCAAACTCAAACTACGGAGGCTAACACCGGTGTTGCAGTTACAACACCAAACGGTGTTATTAACTTGAACTAATGCCAGCAGTAGTAAGACAAACAATTGATACACATTCAGGTCATGCAAGAGTTGATCCATTAGCGCCTTTCCATCGTACAAATTATGTTGACGGTTCTTCTAATGTTAAAGTCAATGGATTTGGTGTAGTAAGAGTTGGAGATAAAACAGCTTGTGGGGATCCAGCCAAGACAGGTTCTCCAAGAGTGTTTGCTAATAAGATAGCTATTCATAGAGTTGGCGATGCCACAGATGGTCATGATAACTTCCAAGAAAACTTTGCAGCGACGGGTTCGCATAGTGTATTCTTAGATGATTTAGCCTTAGGTGTAACTAGTGTTAAAGGTGTTGCAAGATCAGCTGACGATACAGCTTCCGAATTAGCTGAAGTAATTACCTTAGCAGCTGGTGGTGATGCTCGTGAGTCTGTAGATGAAGATGCTGATGATTCGGCCGATGGCGCTTTGTTAGGTGCAGCTCAGTTTGGACGTAGTACAATAGGAGGTAATAGATAATGGCAGCTAATAGTGCTCTTGTTACAGATGGCGGTGTACAGATTGTAGACTTCTTTGCTACAAAATTAACACAAGGACTGTCTATAGACTCCACCACAATGTTTATTGGTTCGGTTGCAGGTCTACCAGCTCTAACGGAAACCTCATATGTACTTTTTCTTATTGAAGAAGGAACAACTTTTGAGATTGTAAAAGGTATTGGATTAAATGCATCATTAAAGAGTGTAACTATCGCCCGTGCATATGGTGGTACAGATCCAAGAACATTTTCACGTGAAGCTAAAGTAGAAATTCGTATTACATCTGCTCTATTGAATGAATTTGCAAGAGCAGCTAATACAAACTACTTAGAAGAAAGATTTGTTCAGACAAAATCAACAGTTGATGCATTATCTTCTGTAGCTACATCTGGAGCATATTCAGATTTATCAGGCACACCAGTTTTGTTTCCTATCGCTACCACTGGTAACTATAATGACTTATCTAATAAACCAGACATCCAAGCTGAAGCAAGGTCTTCAATTTCAATAGCTGGATCAAGTGCTGAGGGTACGTCTTACAATAGTTCCACCGGTGCCATTACTGTAGCATCCCCAAGTTCATCAGGTGATATTGGTGCTATGGTATTTGCTTATCCTTTCAATACAACATCAACATTTACGTATGGTGATACAATCACTTTAAGTGGAAGTAATAAACTAAGACCGTGCGGAATATCACCTGACGATCCAGATGGACTTAGGGACAATGGTAGTTCTAATGATATTACCAATGGTACTTGGAAGTGTCTTGGGTATTCCAGAAGATGGACAGATTCAAGTGATGGTTCTGTAACTTATTATGACCAAGATGATCCAGGTTCGGGCTTCTTCGAAAGCCCTTCAGGTCAAAACAGAACAGCATCACTAGCAGGTGATGGAATACAATATGTAGCCACAATGTGGCATAGAATTTCATAGGAGATTATAATGGAAATTCATGAACAACTAGTAAACTTATTTGACACATATACGTCAGAAACAGAGAAATTTGACAATGGCAACAAGTCAGCCGGGACAAGAGCGAGAAAAGCTCTATCAGAAATAGCTAAACTTTGTAAAACACGTCGATCAGAGATACAAGATATCAAGAATGATAGATAAATATCTAAACAAAGAATAAGAGGATCAGATGGCTGTTGGAACTGTTAAGTCAAAGGGTGTAGTATTTGCAGATTTAGATCTGAAGTTTACTAAGAACCCTATTACAAATAGACTTACTGTATTAAAGGACGAGGAGGCTGTCAAAAGGTCAATTCGTAATTTAATACTTACCAATAGGTATGAACGACCTTACAAACCCCTAATTGGTGGTAACATAACTGACCTACTGTTTGAAAACTTTGATTCAATAACATCTCAAGATATGAAACGTAATATTATAGAAGTTATTGAGAACTACGAACCTAGAGCCGAGGTACTGGATGTGGTTGTTGATGTAAGTAGTTATAATGCAAATGCATTGAATATTTCAATTGTGTTTCGTGTAGTCAACAGAGCCGATCCAACGACTGTATCATTTCAGGTAGAGAGAATAAGATAGATGAGTACTGCAAACAGCGTATTAAAAATTACTGATATCAATTTTGATGGATTGCGAAATTCATTTATTCAGTTTTTGGAAGGTCAGAATGACTTTAAAGATTATGACTTTGAAGGTTCGACTATGTCCACATTGCTGGACCTTCTAGCTTATAATACTTATTATAATGCAATGTACACAAACTTTGCATCTAATGAAATGTTCTTAGATAGTGCAATCATTCGTGAAAACGTTGTCTCTCGTGCAAAGATGTTAGGTTATCTTCCAGGTTCAGCTTCAGGTTCGCGAGCTATACTGGAGGTAACTATCACACCAGAAGATCAGCCTGAGTCAATTACAATTCCTAAAGATACAGAATTTACTACTACGGTTGATGGTATTACATATGAGTTTGTTACACCCCGTGCATTTGTTATTGATGGGGAGTCAGGCTCATATACTGGTAATGTAGAAATTATTCAAGGTTCACCTACCACACAACAGTTCTTTGTTAATCCAAACAACCCAGTCAAATATCAACTTACAAATGAAAATATTGATATTGATAGTCTACAAGTCCAAGTTCAAGTATCCGAGTCAAACACAACAGTTGAGACATATAACGTATACGAAGATGTTACAGTCGTTACTGGAAATACAGCTGCATACTTTATTTCAGAAACAGGTGAAGATCAGTATGAGATTGAATTTGGTAATGGTGTAATTGGTAAGAAACCTATTCTTGGTAATCTTGTTCTCGCAAACTATAGAACCTGCGCCGGTGATGTAACTAATGGGGCTAATACATTTAGTGCTCCTGAAGCATTGGGTGGTTATGCTAGCTTTAACTATTCAACTGTATCATCAGCAGTTGGTGGTGGCTTTGCAGAAGAAATTAACTCAATTAAATTTAACGCACCGAAGTTCTACCAGTCACAAAATAGATTGGTAACGCCTAATGATTTCAAGACTATTATTACCGGAGAAAATGCAGATGTCGAATCTGTAAGTGTATGGGGTGGTCAACAAAACGTTCCTCCTGTATATGGTAAGGTGTATATTGCTACGAAACCTTCCACAGGTACATATCTATCGGAACTTAGAAAGCGTGAGATTGCTGCTACTTTGGAATCCCGTTCAGTTCAAAGTATTGAGCCAGTAATTGTGGATCCATTGTATCTGTTCTTGACGCCTACGATTACTGCTATCTATGACCCAGCTCTTACTACAGATACAGGTGCCGATTTAATTAACCTATTTAAACAACAACTTATTTCATTTGAAGATACAACATTGAATGAGTTTAAACGTACATACTTTGGTTCAACGTTGACTAGAGAATTAGCTGCATTAGATCCAGCCATCTTAGGTGTAGATGTTGACATTGATATGCAAAAAAGGTTCACACACGATATTAACCTTGGTCAGTTTACATATGTACTTGATTTCGAGAATCCAGTCTTCCACCCTCAAGATGGTTATATCGGTGCAATCAGTTCTTCCGGTTTTGTGGACGAAAATGGATTTACCTTATATGTTGATGATGATGGCTTTGGTACGTTAAGGTATTACTATCTAAACTCAGCCAACATCAGAGTGTATACAAACACACAAGCCGGATCAGTAGATTATAACACTGGACAGGTTATCCTAGATGCATTTAATCCAACTTCAATACCAAATGCTACAGGTACTATGAAGATTAATGCAACAGCAGCTTCTCAGATTATTGAACCTAAGCGTGCTCAAGTACTTGTACTTGCTGATTCAAGAATCACAGTTGAAAACTTTAACACTGGCGTAAAAACGTTTGCATTGACTGATAGATTTACTTCTGGTGATTCCTTAATCACAACTGCTTCTGCTTCATCCGCTTCAGGTGGAGGCACGTTGACGTACTAATGGGACATAAATCAGCCGAAGCCATTCACAACAACCTGCATCGAAGAGTTGCAGATCAGCTTCCTGAATTCATGAAGGAAGAAGGGGAACTGTTTGTAAAGTTTCTCGAAGCCTATTATGAATGGATGGATCAGCCGGCTAACGCATTGGGTGCTTCCCAACATATCCTTGAGTTTCAAGATATTGATAAAACATTAGATCAATATGTGGAATGGTTTCTCAGAGAGATAGCTCCAGAAATTCCACAGCTTAATAAAATTGAGGACAGACAAAATGTAAAATACTTTGCTCGTGATTTGTATAGATCAAAAGGTACTCCTAAAAGTTATGACCTTTTGTTTAGAATGATATATGACGAAGAAATTA